TGAACAATATACTTATATTAAAAATATTTTAGATAGTAGAAGTAATAATCTACTTCCTATATTTAGTAATACACTACAAGATGAAAATAAGGATTATTATTTAAGTGTTAATATTTATAATTGCTCTAGTCCAATTTTTAATACTATTACACAAGATGAAGTTACTAGATGTGAGATAAATACATATGTTACTGATTCAAATAAAAACATAGGAACTGTTATTATGGATTATTGTTCTAATTATCTCTCTATGGATCCAGTTAATATTTTTAAATTACCTGATAATATTTCTTTTATTTATGATAAATATGAAAATTATATTCATGGTTTTGCTAACTCTGCTAATATAAAATTAAGCATGAATTTTGATGTGGAATCAACACATAATTTTAATAAATTGAGTAATGATATTGTTCTTTTTACTGATAAGATTTTTTATATGAATGGGATTTATGATAAATTATATTATGATAGTTCTCTCATCAATAACAAAATTATTGTTCCATTATTTAACAATATTTCCTTTAAATTTTTTGATTTAGAATTTGAAAATCCTTCAAGTATTTTTTACTTTAAAAATGAAATTAATTTTGTAGGAGGAATTTGGTATAATTTATTTGAACATATTTGATTGTATTTTATTTATTTTAATAATAATTTAAATATTATAATTATATTATTTATCAAATATAATTATAATGAATGGATTATTTATTTTTCATAGAGATTTTCGCATTGTAGATAATATTTCTCTCCTTGAACTTAATAAACATTGTAATAATATATATACATGTTTCATATTTACACCTCAACAAGTAACTAATGTAAATAAATATAAAAGTGATAATGCTATACAATTTATGATTGAATCTTTAGAAAACTTAAAAAAAGAAATTGAATCTAAGGGAGGAAAATTAATTACTCTTTATGGTAATAGTAAAAGTGAAGTTAAAAAACTAATTGATAAATTTGATATTAATTATTTAGCTACAAATAAAGATTTCTCTCCATTTGCCAAAGAACGTGAAAAAGATTATATAAAAATATGTAATGAAAAAAATGTTGAATACATTTCTCTCAACGATTATTATTTATATGAACCTGGTAATATAATAGTTCAAACAACTGGAAAAGCATATACTAAATATACACCATTCTATAATAAGGTTGTTAAAATGGGTTATGAAAAGCCTTTTAGATATAATAAAATTAATTTTGCAAAATCTAATTACAGTGGTGATTATTCACTCAACAAAGCAAAGAGTGAA